TTCCTATCTCAAGTCAACCCTTATTTAGAAAGTGTTCAACAAAGACAAGGATTATTTGCATTTAATATAGTAATGGATGATTCCAACAATACTCCCGATGTAATTGACAGAAATCAGTTAGTTGGCCAAATATTTGTTCAACCAACAAGAACCGCAGAATTCATTATTTTGGATTTCAACATTTTACCAACAGGAGCTGAATTTTCCGCTTAATTAAAAGTTTAAATTTAACATATTTATAATAAAATAAAAATAAAATGCCAGTACTAAACCCAAACGAAATATTTTTTACAGCTTTTGAACCCAAAGTTCAGAATAGGTTTATAATGTTTATTGATGGATTTCCAGCATACGTTATTAAAGCTGTATCGGGTATGGGATTTTCTCAAGAAGAGATAATGCTTCCACATATTAACGTTTACCGAAAGATTAAAGGTAAATTAAAGTGGAATGACTTAACATTTACTCTTTATGATCCGATCACACCTTCAGGTGCCCAAGCCGTAATGCAGTGGACTCGTTTACACCACGAATCTGTAACAGGTAGAGATGGTTATTCTGATTTCTATAAGAAAGATTTAACCCTCCAAGTATTAGGACCTGTTGGAGATGTTGTTTCAGAATGGGTAATAAAAGGAGCATTTATTAAATCAGCCGATTTTGGAGAGTATAACTGGGAAAACGACACAGCAGCTCAAAACCTATCAATGGTAGTAGGAATGGATTTCTGCGTATTGAATTTCTAAGGTATTATTTTATTTATTTATATTTAAGGATGTCCGGTATTTATTACCGGACATTTTTTTTCTATGAGAGCAAAAGTTATAAAACCTGCAATACAGGACCAACCTGCAACTTTTTCAAGTATAGTTTCTAAGGGAAATTTGACTATTGGTGGAACTATTACAGTTAGTGGTTCAATTAATATATCTGGAAGTGAAGATTTAACTGTTAATGATATAACAGCATCTGGCAATATAAGTGCAAGTGGAGATATTTTTGCTAATACTGGCTCAATTAAACATATAACTAATATAGATGAAATTAGAAAAGATGCAGATACTTTTATTAGATTTGAGGATAGCAAATTAACTTTAAATAGTTTTGGAACTACTGCTAATTCTATACTTGAAATAGGATCTTTAGAGGGAGAAGAAGGATTTACTGTAAAAGCTGATAAAATACACCTTAACAGTTATGGTAATAATCCATTTATACGGTGCCAGCATAGTATAAATTCAACTCAATTTTTTCAAAATATAACTGCATCTGGTAACATAAGTTCAAGTGGACAAATTATTGGTGATGTAGTAGATACCAGTTTTGAAACATTCTTAAACTTTGAATCTGCTACAGCATATACTTATATTGCTCCTTTTCCACTAACAGTTAACTTTACTGGTTCATCTACATCATCAATGGAGGTGGTAGGTTTTGTTACCGCAAGTGCAAATACAGATACTTTTTCTACTCAACAAACTCCACCAATAACTTTAAATACTTTTGATAAGTTAAAAATAACTCCATCATCTTCAGGTTTATTCACATTTAGCGGTTCTAGAACAATATGATACAATATATAACAATACCAGCTCCTTCCACAGGAGGAGGATTTGATTTAACACTACAACAATCACAAACTAGAAGTGTTTTCTTATCTAGTTCAGCCGTATTTACAGTAACTACTGATACAGCTGGAGTAACTTTAACTAATGCGGATTGGTATGAAGATAATATTTATATTGGTTCGGGATTAACATTACCTTACACTGCTAGTAATTTATTAGGAGACCGTCCTATTAAGTGTTTTGCATCAGATGGTACTTCAGCTGCATCTGGTTCATTTACTCATGAAGTAGTAGGTGTAATCTATGACCATATAAGACCTGATTGGCCAGACATAGATTCCCTAGTAAGTGAGGGAGATGAAAAAATTGTAATACAAACTGCGGTATTTGATACTGGTTCCAATTATCTACATTTCAGATGTGCAGGTAATTTTGATGTGGATTGGGGTGATGGTACCTCTAATTCATATAGTGCTAATAGTGAAGCAGGTCGTATTTATACAGCTTCTGCTCTCCCAGCTTCAAGTGCTTCTTCAGCAGGATATAAAGTAGCTACTTGTACTGTTACACCTCAATCAGGACAACAACTCACGGAATTCCTTACGGGTGTAACTGCTAATACATCTGCTACCCCTAATCCTGGTTTAGCTGGAATAGCAAGCAATATGTTAGATATCAGAATGGCAGGTACCAATTTTACAAAAATAAGAATAGAAGGAGAAAACCGAGAAAGAAGAGAAATGTTAGAAAGGGTGGTTTTTGTTGGTAATATGGGAACTCTGAATGGTAGTACTAACTTCGCATTCAGTCACAACAGAGCATGCAAATTCTTCAGATATCCTAACCCTAATGCTAATTTCGACGGTAACACATCTTTTTCTAATAATACCGCTTTACTGGCATGTACTATAGGAGATACAGATTTTAGACAAGATTTAAAACATGTAGTAAGTGGACAAAGCTTATTTACTGGTAATGCTTCTATGCTCCATGCTGATGGCCCTTCCGGAAGCCTTAGTGGTTCATCATGTACTACTACCAGACAGATGTTTCAATCTTGTGATAACCTTAGAAATGTTGGCAATTTAGAATTTCCTAATGCCTCAAATACATTAGATATGTTTGCGGGGTGTCGAAATTTGCAAAAAATAGGTAATCAAACAATGAATAGTTCAACTGGAACAGCTAATTCAGATGGTATATTTGACTTTTCTAATGTAACTCAGGCAGAATCTACTTTTGAACAATGCTCAGCGTTAGTAGATGTTTATTTTCCTCCTAATCTAACATTTCCTTCTGCTACTGATTCAGATTCAATGTTTAATGGGTGTAATAGTTTAAAAGTCTTCAGACCTAATCCTGATATAGTAGCGAACACCACAACAACTGGGCAGATGTTTAAAAGTTGTGTTATGTTGCATACATTAGGACCATTAAATATAGGTAAAAGTACAAACATCAACACAATGTTTCAAACTTGTGAAAGTTTGAAAACAATAGAATCCATGTCATTTCAATCTGTGACATCTGCGACATCATTTCTTATTTCTACTGAAGTGATAGCTAATTTTCCACATTTTAATTTTATTTCAGCTACTAGTCTTGATTCAGCATTTGAAAGTTGTGATTTTACTAATACAGTTCAAACACCCATTAGTATAAGCATGAATATAAATACTAATTGCAATGATTTATTTAGAGCAGCTTCTAGAATTAAGGCTATTTATATTACTGGTTCTAATAATGTAACTAACTGGAATGAAGCATTTCATTCTAATTCCCGTTTAATTAAACTGGAAGCTGATATGAGTGGAGGAACATCATTTACTAGCACATTTGCAGGTTGTGATAGTCTACAAGATATTGACATCCCAGGTATAGCTCATAATGTGGATTTCAGTGATTGTCATAGTATGACTAAAGAAGTATTAGATGGACTATTTGAAAGTTTAGCTACAGTATCAGGAAAAACAATAGATGTAAGCGGTTGTCTAGGAGCTTCAACTTGCGATACATCAATAGCAACCAATAAAGGTTGGACAGTTACAACATAAAAATTAAAAATTATGCCAAAGTTTTACTCAGGATCAGCTTATTATAATTACGATAGTACAGAAGACTATTGGTGGACAGGTCATACTATACATGGCCCTTATCAACAATGGGAATTAACAATTACAAATCATGAAGACCATTCTTATCCATTTAATGGATGGACATGGTATGATACTGCTCCATTAGAATATATTACCTGGTACAGTAGTTCATTTGTAGATAATGGTGAAGAGTAATTCTTTTAATTTTTTTTTAATTTTTCTTATCTCTTTATATATTTATCACTGAATAAAAAGTTATTTTTTTAAATTGTAATCTATGTCTGAAACTAAGTTTAACTTCCCTACTGAGACCATCGAACTTCCTTCTAAAGGATTAGTATATCCCGAAGATCATCCTCTTCGATCTGGTACTATTGAAATGAAATATATGACTGCAAAAGAAGAAGATATTCTCTCTAATGCAAATAATATTAAAAACGGAACATCTCTAGATAAATTAATGGAATCCCTTACTATGGGTAAAATTAATGTAAAAGATATGGTTCCTGGAGATAAAAATGCAATGTTTATTGCAGCTCGAGTATTGGGATATGGTTCTGAATATTCTTTCATGTACGGGGATAGTGAAGAAACATCAAAAAAATATGATGTAGATCTATCTACAATTGAAAATAAAGATTTTGATACTTCTCACCTAACGGAAGAAGGATATGGTACTTTTACATTACCAAAATCAGAAACTGAAATTATTTTTAGATATTTAACCGAAGTAGATCAGGAAAAAATAGAAAAGGATGTTAAATCTGCTGAGAAAAAGCATGGATTTAAAGGGGGTAATGTTACTACAAGATTAAAG